CCGACCAATCCCAACAACGAAAACCAGCAGCTGCGACCAAAGCAGTCCCCAAGGCTGCGTTGGATGCGGTTGACGAGACACTCAAGGAAAGTGGTGGTCCGGCCGCCGGCACCACCTATATGCAGGCGCGAACGGCCAACGAAGTGCTCAAGGCGCAGACCAATCGGGTCAAGCTGCAGCAGCTAAAACAGGAACTGGTGGATCGCTCCAAGGCCATCGCCCACGTGTTCAAGCTGGCCCGCTCAGAACGTGATGCCTGGCTTAACTGGCCATCGCGGGTGTCAGCACAGATGGCGGCCCGTCTCGAAGTAGACCCTCATACGATGCACGTCGTATTGGAAGCGTCAGTGCGAGAGCACTTGCAGGAGCTGGGTGAGATTCAATCGAGAGTGGACTAGCCGCACTAAACAAAATTAATGGGCTGTTGTTTTACCGCGCCTACTTCGGTTCGCAAAATAGATAGCCACAAGAAAGATCGAGATGCTTATCGATGATTATGACGGCGCGCTGGACATCGACCGAGCATGGCGAGAAGGACTGACCCCCGATCCACTGTTATCCGTTTCCGAATGGTCAGACCGGCATCGCATGCTGTCGAGCAAAGCCTCAGCGGAACCGGGTCGCTGGCGCACCAGCCGGACTCCCTACTTAAAAGCCATCATGGATTGCCTGTCGCCAACCTCGCCCATTGAGCGGGTCGCGTTTATGATTGCAAGAGCCCAACAACCTAGGCGACCTGCTCAAGTATGAGGCGCCCAACCTGTATTCACGCGATCTCGCCACCGTCGCGGCCGGACAGCAACTCAGTCTTGGCACTGTGGTTGGCCTTGAGTCCGCCACCAACAAACTGCACGCGCTGGACCCTACGGCCACCGACGGTACAGAGGTTGCCGTTGGTGTGTTGGCGACGGATGTGGATGCCACGCTGATCGATGTTGACGATGCACTACTGATCGCTCGTCACGCGATTGTGGCCAGCGCCAGCATTGTTTGGCCGGCAGGTATTACTGCTGCGGAACAAGCGGAGGCGATTTCACAACTCAAAACACTCGGCGTGCTTGTTCGCGCGGCCGCCTAATCGAGGACCTTCATCATGCAAAACCCTTTTACCAATCCTGCGTTCTCGATGGCTGCACTGACGGCGGCAATCAATATTCTGCCGAACCGTTATGGGCGCATTGAAGATCTGGGGCTGATGCCGGCCAAGCCGGTACGTCAACGCCAGATCATCGTGGAAGAAATGAACGGCGTACTGAATCTGCTGCCGACTTTACCACCGGGAGCGCCCGGTTCGGTGGGTACTCGCGGCAAGCGGAAGGTGCGCTCCTTTGTGATCCCACACATCCCTCACGATGATGTGGTGTTGCCGGAGGAAGTCCAGGGCATTCGCGCCTTTGGCTCGGAAACCGAAACTGAAGCCATCGCGGGTGTTATCGCCCGTCATCTGGAAACCATGCGCAACAAGCATGCGATCACGCTGGAGCATCTGCGCATGGGCGCGCTGAAAGGCGTCATTCTGGATGCCGATGGTTCGGTGCTTTACAACCTGTTTGATGAATTTGGCATTACGGCACAAACCATCGCCTACGAACTAGGCACTACAGGCACCAACGTTAAAGCCAAGTGCCTGGCAACCTTGGCTGCCATTGAGGACAACCTCAAAGGTGAGTTCATGAACGGTGTGCACTGCCTTTGCTTACCTGAATTTTTCGCTGCACTAACGGGGCACGCCAAAGTCGAGAAGGCGTTCGAGAACTGGCAGCAAGGTGCGATCCTGATCAACGATGTGCGCCGTGGTTTCACTTACGCAGGTATTACCTTTGAGGAATATCGCGGTCAGGCGACCGACATCAATGGAACGGCACGCCGTTTCATTGCAGCAGGTGAAGCTCATGCTTTCCCGATCGGCACCGTTGATACCTTCGGCACTTATTTTGCGCCTGCGGATTTCAATGAAACGGTGAACACCTTGGGGCAGCCAGTCTATGCCAAACAGGAACCGCGCAAGTTTGATCGCGGTACCGACCTGCATACCCAGTCGAATCCCTTGCCGATGTGTCATCGCCCGGGTGTATTGATCAAGCTGACGGTGTAACGGTGCGCATCGAGGACTTTTACCAATCCGCGCAACGTGCTGGTTTGCTCACCCAGGTGAACGCTAATGGCAGCTCCGTGTATTGCGCCTTTCGGTCACCGGAAGAAACCGTTCTGGATGGTTTGGCCCTGTCGCGTGACTACCAAATCGACTACCCAGTTAGTTGGTTGACACTCGCCATTGGCGACTTGGTCTACATCAATGGCACGAGCTATCAGGTGCGGGATATCCGCGTCATTGGTGATGGCACTGAGTGTCGCGCCAGCCTTTCTCAACGCTAAACCAATCTAGGAATTTCTATGTACTCAATCCGTGAGCAAGTCTTACGGGAGGTGGTCCTGCGTCTAACCAACGCAGTCGCTCCCGTTCCTGTTTTACGCATGCCAGTCGCTCCAGTGACGCGTGAAGCGAGTCCGGCTCTGCTGGTGTTTGCCGAAGGCGACGGCATTGCCGCCAACGCCAACGGCGTGATGGATCGCGCACTAACACTGCGCCTGGTGGCCATCGCTCGCGATGACAACGCCTTCGATACCGCCGACCAACTGATCGTTGAGGCACATCGTGCGTTATTGATCGATTCAAACCTCGGCGGCCTTTGCCTCGGCATGACTCAGCTGGACTGTGAGTGGGATGTGGAGGATGCGGATAACACCGCAGTGGCCATACCGGCACGCTTTGAAATCCGCTATCGAACCCTAAGCAACGACCTGACCCAAACGGGATAAACCCCTTATGAAAATAATTTTGTTAAAACCCCATACCCACGCCGGTGCGGTTCACCCTGTGGATGCAGAACTGGACTTGGATGAGCCGACAGCCCAGTGGCTGATCGCCCAATCTGTGGCTCGTGTCATTGATGCAACCGAATCCACGCAACCGAAATCATCTGCCCTTACACGTAAAGGAGACTAACTATGGCCTATTTTTCTGGACAGGGGCGCGTGTATATCGGCGCCCGCGATAGCAATGGCAATCCGCTGGGATTGAACTTTGTTGGCAACGTGCCTGAACTGAAAGTGTCGTTATCGGTGGAAACACTGGAACACCAGGAGTCTACAAGCGGCCAACGACTGACCGACCTGCAGTTAATCAAAACCAAAAAGGGTGAGTTCTCTTGCACTTTAGAAGAACTAATCGCAATCAATCTGGGGCTGGCGCTCTATGGCACCACCACGGATCAGGTTAGCGGCACCGTCACCAATGAAACGCTGGCCACGCCCATGGCCACAGGCAGTCTGTATTTGCTGGCCAAACAAAACGTCTCGTCGGTGGTTATCAAAGATTCCAGCCCAACGCCCAAGACACTACCTGCGTCGCAATATCAGTTGAATGCGAAACACGGCTCTCTGCTGGTCAATGACATCACCACCGGTGGCCCTTATGTCGAGCCGTTCAAGGCTGACTATGCCTACGGGGCCGCACAAAGTACCGCCATGTTCACACAGCCGTTGCCGGAACGTTGGATCCGTTTCGAAGGGCTCAACACCGCCGATAGCAATCGCGAGGTGGTCATTGATCTCTATCGAGTGGCCATTAACCCGGCCAAAGAACTGTCGGTGATTACCGATGAGCTGCTGAAGTTTGAACTGTCGGGCCAGGTTCTAGCCGACACCCTGAAACCGGCGGCTGGCGATCTCGGCCAGTTCGGCCGCATCGTGTTGTTGTGAGGTGAGTGATGACAAAACGACAGGATTGGCGTTTTGCACGCCTGCAAGGCGCCCCCATGGGTGGCGCACAGGGAGGTGCGCCATGAACGAATTTGATGCCTTTGGCGCACAGCCAACAGACCTGACAATCGCCAATGAGACGCTGGTTATCTCACCGATTCGCGTCGGTGAGATTCCCAAAATCCTGTCGGCAATCAAGCCGTTCAGTGAACAGTTGATGGCAGATCAGATCGATTGGCTGGGAATCATCACCCAACACGGCGACAGCCTGTTGGCGGCAATCGCGATTGCTGCCCGTAAACCGCAAGACTGGGTAGAGGCATTGTCGTTGGACGATGCCATCACTCTTGCCACGGCACTGTTTGAGGTGAATGCCGATTTTTTCGTGCAACGGGTGGTGCCGACACTGCAACAGGCCTCCGGCCGAATCAACGCCCAGATCAACGATCGTCTGGCTGGCATCTTGCCATCCAACGGTTGATCCGTTCCGGGCATCGCTTGCCCGACATTCTGAACTACACCCTGGCGCAGTTTAGCGCCTACCTCGAAGCCGACCTGCAATTGGAATACGAACAGGCAAGTCTGCAACTGACGTTGTTTGCGGTTGGCGCCCAAGGGGATCGACGTTCCATCGAACGATTGCAACAGGAGCTTGATCATGCGCGTTAATTTGCAGGCCTCCGGGCTGTTTAATCCCAGACAGCTCAATGCCTGGTCGACCGCCAAGCGCAAAGCCATTCGGGACGCAGTGAAACGTGGCATGCAAAGCGGTGGTCGAGAAGTCCGCGACGCGGCGCGCAGCCAGATGCGCAGTGCCTTTAAGGTTCAAAAGGCAAGCTTTGTGTCCTCCATGCACAGCAAGGTAATCGATAAAAAGCCTGAACGCCTGCCGGCATTAAAGATCGGCAGCGCGATCCCCTGGTTGGGTATTCACGAGAAAGGTGGTGTTGTCTCCGGCAACCTGCTGATCCCCTTGGTGCCAGGGCGGATTGGACCGAAACGTTTTCGGACGGTGGTGGATGGACTGATGCGCTCGGGTAATGCCTATTTCATTCAGAAAAACGGCCAGGTCATTTTGATGGCCGAAAACATCCGAGAAAACAACAGCCAACTGTCGCGTTTCAAGCGTGCGGAACGCACCCGTACTGGCGTCAAGCGGCTACAACGCGGTCAGGAAATCCCCATCGCGGTGTTGGTGAAGTCGGTAAAACTCAAGCGGCGACTGGACCTGGCTGGCAGCGTAAAGCGGGCTATGCCGCAACTCATTAAGGCGATTGAAAGGGAATTGAGCCGGGTGAAGTAATGGTTAGCTGGTCTTTCAGTCGGACCAGGGATTGATGACCGATACGCCCGCTGCCTTGAAAGGCGCCACATCCCGCGTAGCCACGGTCATGCCATTGACGGTGGCGATGGCAGCTATGTAGCCGTCAGCCATGCCGATGGCCAATCCGGTACGTTGTGCCTTGGACATCAAGTCGGCATAAGCCTGAGTATCGGGCAGACCGAAGGTCAGTATGCGTCCGGTGAAGGCTGGTATCACCTGGGTTTCCAGTCGCTCTTGCAGGATATCCCGGCGCTTTCCTTCCGGTAAGCGCGCAACACCATAGCGCAGTTCGGCGACGGTGATCACTGAAAGATAGAGCGTTTCCAGTGCCTGACCATCAAGCCACTCGACCAACTTGGGTTCCGGGTTGGCGCGCAGCGGTTCAGAGATAACGTTGGTATCGATCAAAATCATTCAAAACTCACTGGATTAGGCGTGGACTGGTCGCGAGTGGTCAATATGGCGGCTTCTTCATCAGTGAGACGGGTCTGCTGGCCAATATCGGCCAATAAGGAACCCAGCTTCAAACGCCCCTTGGGTTTGACAGCATCTTCAAGAATGGCGCGCACCTCAGCCTCTGTGCTGCGGCCATGTCCGGCGGCCAGCATGCGCAGAGCCCTGTGTACCTCATCCGGCAGATTGCGAACAGTCAATATAGCCATGACATCACCTCATCAAAATGTATTCGATGCAGTCATTTTATATAAATGACTGCAAATTGGCAAGTCGCAGTGACATTTGGGGGGCGCCCCCATCAACTTGGGAAATTTTAATGACAAAACGACAGGACTGGCGTTTTGCACGCCCTTCGGGCGCCCGTAAGGGTGTCGCACAGGGAGGTGCGACATGAAAAATCGAGCCCAACTGCTGATCACCGCTGTCGATCAGACGCGGGGTGCCTTTGATTCCATTAAGCGCAACCTCGGCGATCTCGGTAACGCAGCACGATCCATCAATGGCCTGCTGGGTACATTAGGACTGGCCGTATCGGCCGCAGGCCTCGGTGCGTTGGTGAAGTCCTCGTTGGACTCTGCTGACTCATTGTCAAAGCTGTCCCAGCGAGTGGGAATCACTGTTGAGTCACTCTCAACGTTGATTCCAGTCGCTGAGCTTTCAGGTGTTTCTGCGGAGAAGTTTGAAGGCGGTCTGCGCAAGCTGGCCACGCGCATGCTGGAAGCTGCGACCGGTACCGACGATGCGGTTCGCAGCTTTGCAGCAGTTGGCGTTGCCTTTCAAAATCAGGACGGCTCATTGCGTGCTACCGATCAGGTCCTGTTGGATCTGGCCGAACGTTTTCAAAGCCTGCCCGACGGCGCGGAGAAAACCGCTATCGCAGTGGAGCTGTTCGGCAAGTCCGGTGCCGACCTGATCCCGTTCTTGAACCAAGGGCGGGATGGTGTTGAAGCGCTGTCGGATGAAATGGTTTCCCTTGGGCTTCAGTTGGGAGGCGATACCGCCGTTCAGGCTGAAGTATTCAATGATGCCCTAGCGAAAATCCATATGGCGGTTTCCGCCATCGGTAATCGCATCATCGAAGCCTTTTTGCCCGCCATGAATGACATGGCATTGGGCATGGTGGAGTCGGCCAAACAAGGTGGCACCTTGCGTTCCATTCTGGATGGCATCTTGCTGGTATTAAAGACACTGGCGCTGGGTGCAGCCACAGTCGGCAAAGCCTTCGTCGCGTTGGGTGAAGCCATTGGCGGTAGTCTCGCTGCGGCGGCCACGGCCTTGTCCGGTGACCTTCAGGGCGCCAAGGCCATTATGGCCGATCTCAAAGGCGATTTGGTTGAGCAGCTTGATGAGCTGGCCCGTTTTCGGGACAACCTTTTCGAGCCTCAGGAAACGCCCGTCGTAGTGCCGCCTCCTGCGATAGTCCCGGAAACCACTGGACCATCGACCGGCATCATTGAGCAGTTAACGCCGGATGATCGCTCCGCCGAACGAGCCGCGAGTGCAAGGCTTGCTTTGGCAGCTGTTCAGGCCGACTCCGAACTGAAGTTACTCAAAGCTTCACTGGCCAATCAGGCACAAGCGTTGGATCTGGCGCTCGAAGATCGCTTGGTCTCCATCGGTGCGTACTACGCCGAAAAGACCGACATTGAAACCCGGGAACTGGATGCGGAGCTGACTCGCACCCGAGCCAAGCTGGCTGAGCAACAACGGCTCGCCAACTCAGCAACGGATGACAGTGATCGCCTTAAAGCCAGTGCTGAAATCACCAAAATCGAAGCCGAGCTGATCGCACTCAATCAACGCCGGGCCAGCATTGCGCAAACCAATGCGCGTGCCTCGGCGCAGGCGGAGCGCGAACTGGCAGATGCCTTGACCCAAGCTCGCCAGGAGTTAGCTCAACTCACCGGGCAAACAACAACTGGCGATCGGCTAGGCGCGATTGAGCGCAGCTACCAAGATCTGAAAGCAAGATTGTTGGCCGAAGGGGATGCCGATGGCATTGCCCTGATCGACCAACTGATTAACGTCAAAGCGGCGCAGGCAAACCTCGGCGCTTTGGAGGCTGAGTGGAGGCTGGTCACTGAGCGTTTGCGCAATGCTCAAGAAGCCATCTCCATTCAGCAACAATCGGGGCTTTTGACCGAAGCCCAGGCGCGAGAGCAGATCGTCCTGCTTCAGCAGCAATCGGCTACCGAAATGGAGCGTTTGCTGCCTTCGATGCAGCAAGCGGCTGAAGCGATTGGTCCTGATGCTGTGGTACGGGTGCAAGCCTGGCGCAACGAGCTGGAGCGTACTCGCCTGGCAGTAGATGAGCTGGCGCCGTTATGGAACCGCATTGGCGAAAGCTTCGGTTCGGCGCTGAACGGCATGATCACCGGCGCGCAAACCTGGCGCAGTGCGCTGGCCAGTATCTTTCAGCAAGTGGCCGATGCCTTTCTGCAACAGTTGGTCATTCAGCCGTTTCAGCAATGGATCGCTATGCAGGCGCGAATGCTGGCCATCAAACTGGGTTTTGTGCAGCAAGAACAGGTCATTGATGCTGCCGCCAGCACGACCAAAGTGGCGCAGAAGTCTGCTGAAACCACCGCCGTGGTGTCAATGGATGCCGCTAAAGCCGGTGCCGGCGCGGCCGCGTCGCAGGCCTCGATCCCCTATGTGGGGCCGGTGCTCGCGGTGGCGGCCATGATCGCCATGGTTGCGGCGGTGATGGGCTTGCTCGGTAACGTGAAGAAGTTTGCTTCCGGTGGATTGGTTTCAGGCCCCGGCACATCGACTTCGGATTCCATACCGGCGCGTTTGTCGGCGGGTGAATTCGTAATGAACGCAGCGGCGGTTAAACGGGTGGGTGTGGATTTTCTGCAATCACTCAACGGACTGTCGCAGGGGCCGCGCGTATCCGGCAACGCTCTGGCGTTTTCTGCCGGTGGTCTGGTACCGGATGCGCCACCACAGGCTGCATCCGAAGGCCAAGCGGTGCGCATCGTCAACGTGGTCGATCCTGCTATGGCAGCGGATTACCTCAACTCATCATCCGGTGAAAAAACCATTCTCAATATTTTGCAGCGCAATGCCGGCGCCGTTCGGCAAGTGCTCAGTTAAGTGCAGGAAGTAAAAATTCATGACCGCGTATGTGGGCTATGTCGATAACACAACGATGCTCGCGCATCACCAAATACTGGAGTTGATCCGGGATGTGTGTCTGGCGGAGG